CGCCGGTCCCGCGGTGGCAGCCGGTGATTCGCGAACCGTACACCGGCGCCTGGCAGCAAAACGCGGAGCTGGCGGCGCCGGGGGACGTACTGCGCCATCCGGCCCTGTTCTCCTGCGTCACGCTGATCATGGCGGACATCGGCAAGTGCCGGCTGCGCCTGGTCCTGCTGACCGACGCCGGCGTCTGGATCGAAACGGCCAGCCCGGCGTTTACGCCCGTCCTGCGGAAACCGAACCGCTACCAGACGATCCAGCAATTTGTCGAACACTGGATCGCCTCCAAGCTCCTCACGGGGAATACCTACGCGCTGAAAGAGCGCGACGATCGCAATGTGGTGATCGCGGAGTACGTCCTGGATCCGGCGAAGGTGCGGCCGCTGATCGCGCCGGACGGCGGCGTGTATTACGAGCTCGCCGCGGACGATCTGCGCGGCGTGTTTCCAGAGCTCGCCGGGCAGCCGCTGATCGTGCCGGCCAGCGAAATCATCCACGATCGGTGGAATTGTCTCTTTCATCCGCTGGTGGGGCTGTCGCCGTTGTACGCCGGCGCCGGGCCGGCGCTGCAGGGGCTGACGATCCAGGCGAACAGTACGCAATTCTTCGCGAACGGATCGCAGCCGTCCGGGATTCTGACCTATCCGGGATCGCCCACGGACGCGACGCTGCAGAAGGGGAAAGAGCTCTGGGAAAAGAGTTTTAGCGGGCTGAACCGCGGGCGCGTCGCCGCGCTCGGCGACGGCGTGAAATTCGAACCGCTGATCCAGACGGCGGTCGATTCGCAGCTGACCGAACAGGACAAGCGGATCACGGAAATGATCTGTTCCGTGTTCCACGTCCCGGCGGCGTTCATCGACGCCAGCCATGCGCCGCCGTACGCGAACAGTGAACCGCTGGTCCAGCAGTACTATTCGCAATGTCTCCAGACGCTGATGACGGCCTTCGAGCTCTGCCAGGATGACGGGCTGGGCCTGGTGACGCCGGTCGCCGGCGGCGTGCAGTACGGGACGGAATTCGATATTGACGATCTGATCTGGATGGATACCGGGACGCGGACGAAGGCGGCCGCGGAGGCGATCGGCGGCGGCGGGATGTCGCCGAATGAAGCGCGGATCAAATACTTCGGCCTGGGGCCGGTCACCGGCGGCGCGACGCCGTACCTCCAGCAGCAGAACTACAGTCTCGCCGCACTCGCCGCACGCGACGCCGATCAGCCGTTCGCGAAACCCAAGCCGGCGCCGGCGCCCGAACCGGAACCGGAACCGGCGCCGCCCGAACCCGAACCCGAACCCGATCCGGTGCCGGCCTGATCATGGCGGACGATTTCGGCAACATCACGATCGCGGTCCCGCTGGTGACGCTGCAGCAGATCAAGGATCAGCTGCGCCTGACCGGGGCGGCGCAGGACGCCGTGGCGACCATGTACGGCGCCTTCGCGCAGGATGAAATCCTGTCGTATTTGAAGGCCGGCGCGGATCCGACCTGGACGGAAACGACGGTCCCGCTGCCGGTGAAGGCGCAGATCCTCCGGCGCGCGGCGTTTCACTTTCGGAACCGCGGCGACGACGATCTAGCGGACGGGGGCAGCGGACCGGATCGCGCGGCGGCGAATTGGGATGAAATCAAGCGGGCGCTGGATCGCTACCGGGATCCGGCGATCGGCTGATCGATGCCAAGCATTGGCGCCTACGATCATGTCGCGGCGCTCGAGGCGCCCGGCGCGCCGGTCCCGGACGGCCACGGCGGATTTACAGAGGCCTGGACGCCGCTGGATCCGGCCACGTGGTTTTGCGCGATCGAGCCGGCGACGCAGCGCAGCCTCGAGGAACTGGGCGCCGGAACCGCGGTGCTGTCGCAGGCGACGCACATTGTCCGCGGCTGGTACCATCCGGGCCTGACCACGCAAGCGCGGCTGAAGGTGGACGGACGGATCCTCAACGTGATCTACGTGACGAATCGCGGCGAACGCGGGATCGAGTCGCAGCTGGTCTGCGCGGAAGTGGTGATCTGATGGCCGGCGGCGTGAACGGCGCGAAGTGGTTCTGGACCGGCCTCGAGGAATACGCGCGCGAGCTCGGCGCGCTACCGGAACAGGTCGCCACGGACGCGCGGGACATCCTGCGGGAGGAAGCGCACGCGGCCGCGGTGGCGATCGTGGCGGCCTATCCCGGGGGGGGTCTGGATCGCCGCGGTCGCCGCCGGACGGGCCGCCTGGCGCGCGGGCTGAAGGTCACCGAAACCGCGGAGGGCGCGATCGTCCGGAACGGGACGCGGTACGCCACTTGGTTTGAATACGGGAACGGCGGCCAGCCCGGCGGGAAAGTCTTTTACCCGATCGTCCTGCCGGCGCGGCGGCGGGCCATCACGCGGATTGTCGGGCGCCTCGAGTCGGTGTATGGCGCGATCGTGAGTGGCGAGCTTGCCGCCTAAGAGCAGCGCGATCGATGACGCGATCGTGGCGGTCCTGAACGCGGACGCCGCGCTCCGGGCGCTGATGCCGGACGGCGTCTATCTCGAGAGCGCGCCGCCGGGCGTCGATCAATTCGTCAAGGTGGCCGTAGTGGAGCCGTTTGATCTGGACGTGTTTGGCGGCCGGGCGCAGGAGTCCGTCCTGTACGCGGTGACGGCTGTGGGCCTGTCGCGCGTCACGGACAATGCGACCGCGGCCGCCGCCGCCGATCGGATCGAGGCGCTGCTGGGCGACGGCGCGCCGTTTCCGGTCGCCGGCTATGTGTTTTCGACGTGCTACCGGGACGAACCCGGGCGAATCGTGTACGACACGCCGAACCAGACGGACAAGGCGCTGCGCTGGCTGCATCGGGGCGCGCACTATCGGCTGATCGTGGCGTGGCCGGACGCCGCGGCATTAGAAACAGGAGCAGAGGATCATGTCGATCAAAACGGGACGCTACGGGAAAGTTAGCTGGGATCCGGCCGGCGGCGCCGCGCTCGCACAGATCATCTCGATCAACGCCTGGCAAGGATCGTTTAAAACGGAGTATGAGGACGTGTCCTGCTTCGGCGATCAGACGCGCGTCTATATCCCGGGGTTGATGGACGCACGGGGCCAGCTCTCAGGATTCTTTAACGCCGCAGAGCTCGCGCTGTTCAAAGCGGCCATGCAACCGACGCCGGGGACGTTGAAACTCCAGCACAACGATACCGAGGCCTCGATCGCGTGGCAGGGGCTCGCCTACATGGGCGCCGATATCGACTGCAGTCTGAGCGCGCCAAAGGTCAGCGGCGAATGGGTGGCGGCCGCGCCGTGGACGATGCCGGGCCAGGTGACGGCGACCGGCGCCGGACCAGGGACCGGGACCGGGACATTTACGCCGGCCGGCGCGACGCCGCCGGCGAACCTGGCGGACCTGTCCGACGCGACGCCGATCACGGCGTCGCCGGCCACGGCCTGGACCACGGGCCAGTACATCCTGCTCGCCGACGGCAGCAAAGCGCACTGGAACGGGACGGCCTGGGTGGCCGGCGCCAAACCGTAGACGGGGGATGTTCACCGAAACGGTGACGCTGCACGGCCTCGAGGCGACGATCGTCTGGGGCTATCACACGGCCGCGGTCTGTCGGGCCTGGACGGCGACGCGGACGCCACAGGGCCAGTGGAGCCTCCAGGCGACGCTGCAGCGCGCGGACGCCTTTCAGCTGCGCCAGCGGCCGCTGAAATTCACGGCGCCGCGGATCGGCGGCTTTTTCTGTTTCCCGGTGCTCGGCCTGACGCTGGGCGCCGGGACGGTCGCGGCCACGATGGGGCCGCCGGAGTCCTGATGTCTCGATTTGTCACGCCGGCGGAGGTGCATATCCCGCTGAGCGGCGGCGACTATCTGATCGTCAAAGCGCAGCTGAACGCCGGCGAAACGCTCGAGGTGTTCGCGCGGATGCGCCTGGCCGACGATCCCGATCACGTCGATCCGCTGCAGGTGGGGCCGGCGATCGCGATCGGGTACCTGCTCGATTGGTCGCTGACCGATGACACGGGCCGGATCGTGTCGATTCGCAATCAGCCGGCGGACGTGGTCCTGGGCGCGCTGCGGGCGCTCGAGTATGACGACTACACGGAAATTCTTGAGGCGGTCCAGGCGCACGATACCGCGCTCCAGGCCGCGCGCGCGGAAAAAAAAACGCGCCGGGCTGGGCCGACGCCGTCCGATCGCAGCTCGC